CATATACAACAACGAGATGACTACCGAGCGTTGGTCGCCTCTAGCGGAGACACTTGACCCATGATTACAACAGACATCACAGCACTACGCGACTTCGCTCTTGACCATCCAAACAAACCATACCTGCGTGAAGCTGCCGACGAGATCGAACTCTTACATGCTGTTATTATACGAGCAAAGGACGCTCTGCTTGACGGCCAATCAACACAATACGTTCGTGACATGTTGATAGCCGCTGTGTTGGGGCCAAAGCCGCGATGAGTTGCATGTGATTACACATGTGTTATACTATGTATAACAGATAAGGAGGAGAAGTGTGGAGCTACGTATAGAACATCCCACCGACATGCCGTCGCGCTTATCTATGATACTCTGGGGCGACGCAGGTTCCGGCAAAACAACACTCGCTTGCACCGCCCCCGGTCGCAAGCTATTCCTCATGCTTGATCCTGATGGTGACATGAGTATTCGCAACATGCCGGATTGGCACCGTATTAACTTGAGTAAAGAAAGTAGTGTGGACATCGTTAAGGAAGGAACGAAGCCTGATCCTTATACACTGTATAGCTTGCTCGCTGACTTTGACACCCTCATTGTCGATAGCCTCACCAAGTTCAGTGAACATGCTCTTCAATACGCCGTACGCGTCGCTCCCCGTAGTACAATCGAGAACCCCGGACTTCAAGGGTATGGCCTGCGTAATATCTGTGTGTCCTCTCTCATCTCCAATGTTCTGCGTATCACAAGTGCATTGAACAAACACGTGATCTTCATTACGCATGAGAAGGACGCTGATAGAAACAACGATGGTGCCATCATCAGCGTCGGCATGTTGCTTGGCGGGCAGCTTCCTAACATCACCTCTAAGGACATCTCTGAAGTATGGAACATTCGTGATGTCAATGGGGTCAGACATATCGCTATCCGTCCTGAACGCTTTCGTGCGCCGATGAAGTCTCGCATGTTCGACATGACATCAGCAACATCATTCCCTCTACGCTACGACGCCAACACCAATTTAGGTCCGAACATCTCCACATGGTGGTCGGCCTATATCGCTGGTAACTTTGCAAAGTTGCCAGTGCCTAAGTAGCTACTATGCATAGTGTCTACTACTAAACACACCGACTAGTTCTAGTGGCTTGCTCGTCTGTGTGTCCGTCTATACAGTGTATAAGCCAACAACACAGGAGACCCAACATGGGTTTGCTTAACTTCTCTGCTAACATCGCAGATGCTGAAGCACCTCCGCAACTGCCCGCTGGTGAGTATCGTGCCATCTGCACTGCTGCTATTGACAAGGTAGCAGCTTCATCTGGCAATCCGATGCTCACTCTCACACTGCAAGTCCCACGCACCGAGTTCCCTGCTGACTTCGACCCCGGTGATGGTGTTGACGATCTCACGTTTACCTTGAATGTAGTGGCACGTGACATCCCCGGTGACCGTTGGCGTATGAAGAACGTATGTAAAGCTTTCGGTGTTCCGATGTCAAGCTACATCGATCCTAACGACTTCGTAGGTCGTGAAGCTCGTGCTCGCATTCGCATGGGTCAAGACCTTGAGAAGAACCCACGTGCGGAAGTCGGGCAGGTGTTGCCTCTCTAACTCACACGTGCTACATTAGCTAGGTGCATGCTATCAACGTGTGCATCTAGCTACTACGTCAAACCTCATACACAAGGATATATCCTAATGGCTACTTCTCCCTCCCGTGCATCTTCAATCGGCAGTGCTGCTAAGAAGGCAGTCGCCGCGCGTCAAGCGCAGAAGCGCACGTTCCACTTCTTCGTTCGTGTCACCGACGAACAGGGCAACGTCATCCCCGGTGCAAAGCTGCAAGTCGACCGCATCATGTCTGACGCGCGCAAGGTTGTCGAATTCCTCGACACTCCTGAGTACGCCACGTCAGGCTTGACGCGTATCAAGCACGAGGTCGTGTCGAACAAGCGCGGCGAGGAAAGCGATGGAGCTACGTCTGTTGGCTAGAAGCTGCCCCCCAGTGAGCTAGTCTGCAGACTGAGCAACGCCGTACATTGGTCCCCTGACGCAGTGTGCGGCGTTTGCTATTATACACTGTATAGCTGCATAGCTAGGTGCGAAACATGCACCACACGTGGAGAACATCGATGGACTTAGATGCAGAGCAGCAGAACGCTATTACTATGTGCGTTGATCCGTTGAAGAGGTTAGTAGCAGTAACAGGTGAAGCAGGCACAGGCAAAACCACAATCATCAAACAAACATGCGACCTACTCACACAACGCAACATCCCATTCGCACTCGCCGCTCCTACTGGTAAAGCAGCCCGTCGCATACGTGAGGCTACCGGCTACCCAGCACAGACTATTCACAAACTCCTTGAGTTCAATCGCCCTGACATGGACGAAGACACAGGTGAAGCTACCTCAGTCTCTACTCCAAACCGCCGTAAAGATAACCCGTTAGAACAACACATCATCATTGCTGACGAATACGCAATGGTGTCTACTGGTCTACATCGCGACCTCGTCTCATCACTTCGTCACGGCGCATGCTTGCGTGTCTTCGGTGACATACGTCAACTCCCGCCTATAGAGAATGCCGATCTCGCAGACCCTACTTCACCATTTGCGAAGTGCTTAGCCATGCCTAACACTGTCACCTTACAGAACATCTACAGACAAGCAGAAGGCAACGGTATCATCGAAGCAGCACGTCGTATCAACCGCGGTCAGTTCTTCACATCCAACTCTGACGTTCGTGTGATGTTAGGTGACGCAGTACTTCATACACTGTATAAGATGCTGGAAGACAACGACACCGATTGGCGTACGATCAACAACCAAATCATCTCCCCTGCGCGTAAGACAGACATCGGCACAGTGCGTCTCAACTCTATTCTCCAACTACGCTTCAACCCTGACATGCCCGGTAAGATCGAACTCCCACGTAACAAGTGGGAGGTGAAGAACAGATGCTTCGTCTCTATCGGCGATAAGGTCGTCTGTAACACCAACTCATACGATCTACGCAACTACGAAGAACGTTACACCGACTTCGACAATGCAGGCGTTGGCTATCCACACGCATACATCCTCGCACCTGAGACTAAACAAATGCTGAATGGTGAAGTCGGCGTCATCGTAGGCATCGACCCACTCGGCGTGTTAGAGATAGACTTCGGTGATCGTGTTGTTGAACTTCCGCCTAAGGTGCATGAGTACAACAGACGTAAGCAGTTCTTCTTCACCTACGATCCACGTCGTGTCATCGAGTTAGCTTATGCACTAACCACACACAAATGTCAGGGAAGTCAGTACGACAACATCGCCTACATCATGGCATCCTGCGCGTTCTTCAACCTCTCACGTCCTAACCTATACACCGGTCTCACACGTGCTATCAAACACGCCACACTCATAACAGACCAACGCTCACTCGCTACATCGCTGAAGTCTATGGGTTGGAAGAGGAAGCCTAAGTCATGACAACTCACATACAGCTTACTAAAGAATGGAGTCTGCGCAAGCTGCAACTGGTGGATCGATCCGAATGGGCGCTCCAATACCTCGGGATGGATTGGTTTCGGGTTAGCGAGTTTCTCCCATCGAAGAACACCGCTTCGATGGACAACGATATCCGCAAGTTCGCTGCTGCGTTAAAGTCCAATGAGGACAAGCAATGACAACTACAACTGCTGAACTCAAAGAACGCTTCTCACTTCAGGCTCTCGCGGCTGGTTTGAGTGTTGAATGCAGCATGGGTGGTACTCTCAACTCTACCCTCGCTGTCATAGCTGAAGCGCCGGGTCGCAACGAGGTCGCCCAAGGTATCCCGCTTGTAGGCGGTGCAGGAAACATACTCTGGCGTGCCATCCGCACTCATTGTCCAGAGGTGAAGCGTCATGAGTGTTACATCACTAACGTCGTCAAGCGTCAGGTTGCGTTCGATATTAACGAAGGTACGAACCGTAAGCCTGTGGGGAAGCATGAGCTATCCGCTTGGCAAGAGTTGCTGAAGTGGGAGCTTGAACACCTACCCAACCT